CTCACGGGGCCCCCTGATCTCTCTTCTGCACGTTATGTGCTACCCTAGCCGTGAGGCTCGGAATACATCCGATTTTCGGGTGTGTCGCTGAGTACAGGGGGTCCATACTTTTTCTCGAAAGATAAATATGTTTGGTCCCTTCTATCGTTATATTGGAATGGCTCCACCTGATGGTGTGCCGTCAACCTTCGTAAAATTCCAGCAATGGTATACGCAGGCTCGGCCCTATAAGGCACCACTCCCTTATCACGTTTACTCAGTTAGTTGCGGTGGTGTTCTCTTCTTCGCGAATGAGACACCCCCCGCAAGCGAATCCGGTATGCCGACTTCATATGCCTTGTTAAAGGCCTACGAGTCGTTCAAAGATAAGATCGGCTCTCGAGCAGATCTTATGACCGGAATCGCCGAGCGAAAGCAGTCGTTGGATATGGTCGTAAAACGAGCTATCCAGCTGACAACGTTCGCTCGCCAGCTTCGTCGTTTCGACTTTGCTGGGGCCGGGAAAACACTCGGCATCAGGCCGACTTATTCGCCCCGTCGGAGGAACCCAATGACTGGAGAACCCTATTATCGTCCGAATCGCTTACGCCGTAAGGCTGAGGCTTTTGCTGACAATTTTATAGAATACTCCTTTGGTTGGGCTCCTCTGGTGGGCGATATTTCGACAGCCTTAGACGTTCTGATCCGCGGGCCTCTGCCCATCAAGATCTCCGCCTCTGGCTCCGATAGTCGGTTGTGGTGGAAGCATCGCGAGGAGGGTCCCTATAGTAGAGAATTTGACACAGCTTATTACTCTGTCAGAGTCTACCTTAGGGCCCAACTCGTTCTGCAAAACCCCGACCTTCTATTGGCTAACCAACTGGGTCTTGTAAACCCTGTTGCTACTGCGTGGGAGCTTGTCCCGTTTTCCTTTTTGGTCGACCACCTTACCAGTGTCGGTGCTTATCTAAGCTCCGCTACTGATTTTGTGGGCGTCGAATTAAGGAACCCTTGTACAAGCACAACCTACGAATACACGAGAGACCGATTGGCCGCCTCAGGAGCAAGTTCACCATATTGGTATTCTTACACCGACAGGATAAGGTCAAAAGGTTTTAAACGTGTACCCGGAGCCATTCCGGGGCCGCCGCTTACGCTGCGACCTCAGACTGGTTTATCTTTGCACCGGGGGGGAATTTACATCTCCCTTCTGTTGCAGCAACTGAAAGGTAAATAGCCTTTCATAAACTAGGAGCATATCATGCCCCAAATCAGTGACCTCACTGTCAAAAAGGCCGACGGGTTGACCGACATCGTTTTCAACGGTGTCGTTCCTTCCGCCGGGGACAAAAGCCCTGCAATCTTCAAGGCACTAGACGTAGGCGCGAACTCCGCGAGTCGCCCCGAACTTCGTGTGTCGTCGAGCTCCAACCGAGCTCGTACGACCCGCGTCGTCGAGGCTACTTTCGTGTTCCCGACTGTGCAAACAGTCGGTGGCGCGTCTACCGTCGCACATCGCACGCTCTTCGAAGTCCGCGCCACGATCCCCACTGGGGCTCCTGACGATGACGTCGAAGAGGCAGTTGCCGAAGCAGTGAACCTGCTCGGCACTGCTCTCATGCGGTCCTGCTTCACCACCGGCTACGCCCCTTCTTAAAGAGGAGACGTTCCGATGGATTACGCGGTACCGTATGAAGCGGCGCGTGTCGTTAAGGCCTTGTGCCGCGACATCTCCACACCCTACTCGGAGGCTTTTTACAAAGCACTCGAGAAAGGTGACTGGCCATCCCTATTGAAGATGGGTTGCCATCCCGGTCAGTACAAAGACGCTCTTTCTTACAAGTTAGATGCATCGTTGTACGGTCTGTTTCGAAAATGTGAAGATATCCCTGGCCAACTGACTTCTAAGGAATTAGAAGACAATTGTGTTGCGGATTTCTTCCTCATCGAGAAACAGAACTTTCGGATCAATAAACGTCTCGAGCCATACCTCTTTAACCTTTCGGGGTGTTCAGAGGGAGTCCGCGGAGTTATTTCGCGTGCTCGAAAAATGGTTCGTGACGTTCTTGGTCCTCCGCCCCTCTTAATTGAGGGCCGGTTCGGTCCCGGGACCACTTATGGAGACAAAGGGCTTTTGTCAACTATTCCTGACAAAATGCAATCTCTACCTACTCTCACGACCCTCGCCGATCACCTCCTTCCGGAGTGGTCGGAGACGGCCTGGGCTCGCGCCCAAGCCGTTGATGGTCGTAGTCCCTCTTTGGTTCTAGGAAACCGCTTCGCAACCGTCCCAAAGACGTATGCTAAGCGACGATCTATAGCCATTGAGCCTTCAATCAACCAATTCTACCAACTCGGTGTGGGTTCCTGTATTAAGCAGAGACTTCGCCGGTTCGGTTGGAATTTGTTGACCGCCCAGCCCATCCATCGAGAACTCGCCCGGAAGGGCAGTATCGATGGAAGCTGGGCCACACTGGACTTGAGTAATGCTAGCGATACCGTTTGCAAGAATCTCGTGGAGATCCTTCTCCCGAAGCCATGGTTTTCACTTCTCAATAGTCTCCGCTCTCCCCGAACGCAAGTTCGCGGAAAGTGGGTCCTACTCGAGAAATTCTCTTCCATGGGCAACGGTTTCACCTTTGAGCTTGAGACACTGATATTCTCATCCTTGATTTTCGCCGTCACCGGCTTACGTCTTGGATCAGAGTTCTTCGTCTTTGGTGACGATATTATTATCCCACCATCTACATGCTCCGATGTGATTGCCTGCCTTGAGTTCTTCGGTTTCACAATTAACAAGGACAAATCCTTTACTGAAGGACCTTTCCGTGAGAGTTGTGGAGGTGACTTCTTCTTGGGGATGGACGTCCGTCCATTCTCCTTAAAGAGGCTTCCTCGTGAACCTGAAGATTTCATCCGTTGGGCAAACGGACACCGTCGTATGGCTCCGTCACACGATCATTTTGATCTTGTGTGGGGCTTTTATCGCACTAGTTGGTATCGCATTTTGGATGCTTTACCTTCTCGTGTACGCGGGATTCGTGGGCCTGAGACTCTTGGCGATATCGTCATCCATGATCATCCCGAT